CGTCGCGGCCGCCGATCTGCGCCAGCTCGCCAAGGACACGCACACCCGCACCGCGATCCAGCAGGCCGCGCGCAAGAAGGTCCTTAGGTAAGGCTCCGCGAAAGAACAAGTCGATCGCCAGATGGGGAGCTCGAGGGGAGCAGGCGCGCCCGGCAGGGCGCGCGCGCAGCGGCTCCCCTCGACGTGAGGACCGCGCCGAGCGCGGTCCGGAAGGGCAAGGAGCCGCGCGCCCGGACCGCGGATGACGGCTAGGTCATTCTCGCGCGGCTCCCTACCGCTCCACCACCACCACCTCCAAATACTCCACCCATGATTAGCTCACTTTCATTTCGTTAGAGCCAAGCGTTTGAATGCCTGTCTCTGGGGTTAAACGTGTATCGGATAGCAACATACGGCTACCGCCACGAACTCTTGCTTTAGCACGAGCTGCGTTTTGCTCTGCGAGCTGTCGCTTTTCTTCTTCAGCTTGCGCCCTAATTCTTTCGTTTTCTGCCTTAGTCTCAGCAGCTGCTCGTTCAGCACCGCTGGTATCTGGAGATCCACCAAATAGTCCACCCATTTAATACCTCGTCATTAGTAAGTAATCCACCTTGTCAGGGCCATACATCTTTAAAACCGCTTCGGTCTCAAACCTTAATGCTTTCGCATAACGTATTGCCCGAATATCGTCAGTTCTAACAGTTATTTGCAATCTATGCAAGTTGAGATATCTGGTTGCGATATCTACAAAGGATCTGCCACATCTGAGCATGGATGCTGGGTGTTCTCTAGCCTGATTGTCAAAGATGCTCCACATCTCGCCAACTCCACCCCAAAAGAATACAACTCCAAAGATGGCTATCGGTTTATTGCGGTAGAAAGCGGTAACCGCTGCGCCAAGCATGGATTGGCTGTATATCATGGATCTGAGGTCATAGCCCCTAGCCACAGCCAACAGCTCTGGCTGGGTGGTATCGAGCTGGTCAAAGTGGTCAATAACGAATGGCAGATAGAACACCCCTCTCTTGGGGTGCATCTCCTCGTTTAATACCTCGTAGGGTATAGTCACTTTCATCTTGAGAATATATCAAAGTCGCTGTTGGCCACAGTCTGGGCTACATATGTTCTTGATGACACGTCTCCTGGGCGAGTCATGCGCTTGTATTCACCACCACCGAGCAAGAGATATCCAAAGGCATCACCAACGTGGGAGTGTTCGTTTTTGTTTGGGCTATCCCTAAACCGCTCCTGACCAGAGCCGACTGATACCCGCTTGAAGTGGTAGCCACCCGCTAGAGACTTGCGTAATAACTTGCATTTGCTGTCAACCATCAGCCCCGGCTTGCCGTTAATAAGACGTTGCATGGGCGCAGCAGCGGATTCTCTGCGAACCTTGAAGTCGTTTGATGGGGTTGGCTGTGCCTTGAGGCCAAGAGTCCTTAAAAAGTCAAAGGCCGTTACCTCATAGATCGCATCTCTAGCCATACCAGCTGGATCGCCCCACACCAATACTTGCATTCCTGGGTACTTTGCGTTGATTTCAGCCACGAGTTGGTGGCCAAAGCGCTCCAATCCCATGTCAAAGGTAACAATCTCGTCAATTACTTGCCACCTACCGCTAGGCAACCTCTGCCCAATCACCGCAGCTGGGGTTAAACCAAAGTCAAGACCAATCTGGATCGGCACAGAGTTGTCCAAAATAGTCTCTCCAGACATGATGTTATCGTCATATTCAGGCCAAACCGACTTGCCCTCTTGGACATAGGTATATTTGCCCTCTGCGTAGCATCTGATCCAATCTAGATTCTTACCCAATAGCATCTGCTGATAGTAGCCAGCCGGTAGATTGGCTACGTTTTCAGCCTTCTTGTTTAGTTGCCACCACTTACCCGCTGAGAAGATGCAGTCATTGGCCTCTGGGTTTTCGGGCAGATCGTCTTTGCCGACTTCAATAACCCCGCCAGGTTGCTTGTAAAACTTCCAAGCATATGGTCCTGTCATCTTTTCTTTCTCGGCCATCCTAAACCACCAATGGTCATCATCCATTGGGTTGGTATCCATCCAGATGCCATGCCAACTAGCGCCACCATCTCGCTTGGTAGGGTATCTACCTACTCGGTGTGTAAGGCCATCGATTACAGCCTTTGGCAACTCTCGTGCCTCGTTAACCCATGCCCCTGTTAGCTCTAGGGATAATAGCTTTCTAACGTCTTTCGGTTGGTCAAGCGCTAAGAAGATTACCTCGCAATCGAGACCCGCAGCTCCATCCCTTGCCGGTAGTCGGATGTGATGGGTAATCGGTGGGGTATAGAGCATTGGCCCAAAGGTATTCTCTGGGAAAAGGTCTTGCCACGTCTTAATTGTGGTTGTCTTGAGTTCGGGGTAGCTATTGCGTACAATGACAAAACGGGTATATCGGACACCATCGATAGGGGAGGGCTTTTGCTGAATGGCTCTGATGAACACCTCAGCAGCGCAAGCATATGACTTGCCAGACCCTACTGGACCCATCATCCCACGCACGAATGCATTGCTCGTTAGGAACTTATAAACCTCTGGGGATTTGGAAAAATCTAAGCTAATACCAGTAGTCGGTATCTGCTTACTTGACATCTCTTTTGTTTTAGCCATTGATTTTTAACACTTTTCAGTTAATATAAGCTAACTTTATCATTATAAGGTATGTCATGGTACGAAAAGCGTGTAGTGACGAAGAATTTATTGCGGCTTGGAAAGAACACCAATCCCCTGAAAAGGTAAGTTTGGCTATTGGTCTTAGCAATCGCAATGTTATGAAGAGGCGCAGAATAATAGAAAATAAATATGGCATTATTCTAGAGGCTCTGTCACCCTCTGGCCAGCCTAAGATTTATATTCCCGATGAGCAGATGCAAGCTAACGTCACCATCGACAATGGTGTCATCTTAGTTGGCTCTGATTGCCACTACAACCCAGAGTACGTTACGACAGCTCACCGAGGCTTTGTTCAATTTGTAAAGTATCTGAAACCAAAGATTGTGATTCTCAATGGAGATATTGCGGATTTCGCTAGTATCTCAGCGCATCACCGCATTGGCTGGCAGAAAGGCCCCACAGTCAAAGAAGAGCTAGATGAGATCCAAGAGAGACTCGGAGATATTGAAAAGGTGAGGCCAGCTGGTTGCAAATTGATGATTACGATTGGTAATCACGATTTAAGATTCTCAGGCAAACTTAGTAACGTCTTGCCAGCCTACGAGGGTATTAAAGGATTTGATATTGCTGACCACACAATTCATTGGAAGTGGTACTGGAGCATCATGGTTAATAAGACTTGTATGATTAAGCATCGTTGGCATAACGGTATCCATGCGGTTTACAACAACACGCTAAAGTCAGGCACTTCGTTTGTGTCGGGGCATTTACATAGCTTAAAAGTAACCCCGTGGACTGACTATACTGGTACTAGGTATGGTGTAGATACAGGCACAATGGCTTGTGTTAAAGATAGCCAGTTTATTTATGCGGAAAATAACCCGCTTAACTGGCGGTCAGGTTTTGCTGTACTTACATTTAATAACGGCAAATTAATGCCACCTGAACTAGCAGAAGTCGTTGACGAGGATAAAGGCTTGTACTATTTCCGTGGTCAAGTTATGAAAGTATGAAACTAACTCCAGCAATATTAAAAAATCTGTATTCAACGATATATTGCTGCCACCCATTTAGTCGGTGGAAAATGCCTTTGCCCGATGAGATTTTATTTCAGGTAGTGCATGATACGAGCGCATATGGCTACTATATGTATGATGAGGGCGGTAAATATGCACATACTATTCAAATTAGCGATGCCATGTGCGGTCATTTTTCGACTTTGCTCAGAACTATGTGCCACGAAGCAATTCACATGAGCCGATGGGCGCACGCTAGAGAGCGTTGGAATCACCACGATAAGGAGTTTCGCAGGCGGTGCAAGCTCGTGGGGGATGAGTTTGGCCTAGATTCGCTAGAATTGTAGCCATATCCAAAACGCTATGAATGGCGATAGCACCACAAACATTCCGAAAAATAAGGCCCAATCATTCATTTAATTGCCTTAGTAACATAACAGTATCGTAGTTCATTTCTTCAAACTTTGGTATGTAAAAACCCTTGTTCAAATAAACAGGCAATCGTGTTTCTGTGCGAATTTTCCCACAAGTCCAATCTTTCTTGTTTTGACAATTTGCTGCCTTGGTCAATTTCATAGTGGCATTTGTGGCATAAACTGGCAATTCTGTAATCATGGGCTTTAATTCCTTTTCCTTTTCCATCTCGTAATTGGTTGCTATGAGCAGCGACTACTGTACCATCGTTAATTCCGCAGTTTTGACAAGCAAATTTACGGGCTATTTCAAGTAGTTTTTTATTTCGATACATTAGCGTAATCGTACCAAAGCACATAAAAGGCTTTAAATTCCTCTACTCCTTGCCCCAATTTTACACATGAGCCATAAGGTTGCACTTGCCAAAAGTCTTGGATAACCAGTTCATCATCGGTGTTACCTTGCACAATTACTACCGTAAAGTTATGCGTTTTGGCAAAGGCTTGCAACAATCTGCGTTGACCCTCGCTAACCTTTTCATTGGGGCGTTTCCATTCCATCACCAAAAACTTGCCATTACGCTCGGCAATACCGTCAATATTGCTAGGGCAAAAGGCGGGATTGCTAGGAATTAAACCTTTAAACGCACCGTAGTCGATGTGCGTAGCAAAGGCGTTACGCATTATCTTATTGAATGTTTGCATCTTTTTGCAATACATCTTCAAGTTCTTGAGCTAAATCGCTAACATCACAGCTAATTAAGTAAGCCTGTACATGGTCTTGCTTTAGTTTGGCGTTGTGTACCTTTTTGACGGCACGGCTTAGTTCTAGCATTACTTCGGCAAAATCTCTCATTTGGTTAGTCTTTCTATTTGTCTGTCATTAGCTTGTTGGGTACGCCATGCTTCAAAACGCATCTTGGCGGCTTCTAATTGCCACCGTAAAGCTTCTTTTTGTTCTACCGCTATACCAATGGCTTTGCATAAGTCTTGGTATTCAGGGCTACGGTAGGCTTCTCG